AAACCCAGAGACTTCTATCCTACACCGATGGAAGCAGTAGAACCTCTGTTGCCACATTTACCAGAAGGATTTAAGTTTGCAGAGCCTTGTGCTGGTAATGGTGCGTTGATTGAACATCTAGAGACAAAGGGCGTGTGTATGTGGGCTAGTGACATTGAACCACAGGCTGAGGGCATACATAAGAGTCCGTATGATGCACTAGGGTTTGATGAGTTTATTGAGTCAGACTACATAGTAACAAATCCGCCGTGGGATCGAAAAATATTGCACCCCATGATAGAATTTTTTGCACCCAAGCGGCCAACTTGGTTACTGTTCGACGCTGATTGGATGCACACACAACAAAGCCGTCAGTATATGCCGTGGTGCAGAAAAATCGTCAGTGTGGGCCGAGTCAAGTGGTTTGGTAATATGACAGGCAAGGATAATTGTGCTTGGTATCTGTTCAAAGAACAATGGGCATGGGACGCAAAACCGCCTGAATTTATAGGGAGAATATGATGGTTGAAAGAATTGAAAATGCAGTGCCTCCGATGATTTTGGAGTATATTAGAACACAGGTTCAAAATGAAGAGCGGTGGAGCTTCACTTATCCCAAGGGTGCGGTGTTTGAGAAAAAGCACCCTAAACTTACCATATATGATGGTAGCCAAATTCCAGAGGCAAAGTTCCTTGAGGGTATTTCACATATGGTCTTATTGATGATCTACAATAAGATGCTCAAGGATGGCAACGATTTTTTCAAACCTACCATGCTTTGGTGTGGTGCAGCAATCAAAGATAAATTTAGGCCGGACAATCTACATACTGATCATGAGGACGATATACCAAAGGGCATGAAGGTCATGAAACTTTTGGGATTGCTCCACGCCGAGTGGCCTGAAGAGAATGGTGGTCATTTCTACCACGGCGGGAAAGAACACATCCTGACGCCTGGTACATTTTTGTGCTTTGATCCACTAGTCCAACACAAGGCAACAGATATAAATACAACTGTAAAGAGAATTGCTTTAGATTTTACAGTGGCGGCGTGATAGTAGTGACAAAAATGTCACACTTTGGTCTGAAATCGAAAAAAACGACATAGTATGCCATTTTTTGTTTGACAATATGTAGCCCATCTGGTACTATGTATATAGTGATGATCAACAAAGAGGTTGCTATGACTGTTCCAAATCCCCTTCTTACTTTTACCGAGTCCGAGTTTACCAAAGGTGTGTTTCGGGCTGAGACTAAATTCGGTACGATCACGTTAGTCGGTGCTGATCGGGATGACAAATTTTCCATCTTTGATCCGAATGGTATGTCGGTTGACGTTGGTGAACGCCGTCCGTTCATTGATGCCGTAAATCGTGCAACTTTTATCTTTGGTGGGTAAAAAAGTTGTTGACAAACCCCTTTCTGTATGGTAGCATATACTTATGATGAAAAACAAATCGACAATCGCTCGACTTCTTGCTGAAGAAGATATCCATATCGTCAATAAAAAGATGGACACGGCATATTTCAATATCAAGAAGCGTGAGTTAGGACTCCCCATCTGGAAAGATGAGATTTCTAAGGTAGAGGAAGAATTGATGGTGTGCCACGAGATTGGTCACGCCCTCTGGACTTCTATGGATATGATTGAAAAATCAACTGACCGTGGTCTTAACGCTTCTTTTGTTAACATCCTTGAGGATGCTCGTATTGAGAAGCTTGTAAAGCGCAAGTATCCCGGCTCTGTTAATCTGTTCAAGAAAGGTTATGCTGCTCTCGCTGCTCGTGATTTTTTTGGGATTGCAGAAACGGGTGTTAACTCTTGCAATTTGATTGACCGCATCAATCTGTTCTTTAAGGAACAGGATGGTGTTGAGTTCTCTGATGAAGAAAAGGTTTTCGTTGACCGTGCCGCTAAACTCGAAACGGAAGACGAGGTTCTTGACCTTGCCGAAGAACTTTACAAATACATGGAAGAAAATCCAGAAACCGACAAGCACGATGATGGTGAGTCTGATGGTAAGACAGTTGGTAATGGTGAGTCGGCACCCTCTGGCACAGGAGATAATGGTGAAAAAAGTTCTGAAGAGAGCGGCGATACTAGTAATGATTTACGTTCTGATGACGATCCTACTGTGGGTGACTCTGGAAATAATGTAGGAGAGGAAGATGATGGAGATGATGATGGCACTGCTGCTGGTGGTTCTGCCGGTGACTCTGATGATGCCGGTGATGATACCGAAAGCAGTGCCGATACCAGTAAAGGTTCGGAAGTAGGCGGTAACGCCACTTCTTCTTCCCCTGCTGGTATTCCAGAAGCCAAGACTGACAAGGCTCTAAGTGACGCCCTCAAGTCTTTGGTTGACGGTAATGCCAACGAAAAGGTTTATGGTCGTATTCCCAAGGTTGACTCTTCTGAGTTTATCGTGGATTACAAAACCGTTATTGATGAGTTGGGTGCTAATTATTCCTCTGAAGAAAAATGGGTTGGAACTTCTTTGGGCGAAGTCAAAGAGTTCAAGAATGACTCGAAGAAAACTGTGAACTACATGGTCAAAGAGTTTGAGATGAAGAAGTCTGCTGACCAGTATGCACGGGCTGCCACTTCTAAGACTGGCACTCTGGACATGGGTGCGCTTCACACTTATAAGTTCAATGATGACTTGTTCAAGAAAGTGACGACTCTGCCGGGTGCGACTAATCACGGTATGGTTATGGTTGTCGATTGGTCTGGTTCAATGTGTGACAATCTGAAAGGTACGATTGAGCAGTTGCTTCAGTTGGTGATGTTTTGCCGTCGCACCAAGATTCCTTTCGAGGTGTTTGCTTTCACTAGTTGCTATAATGGTAATGCTTACTCGTCATGCGGCTATATTGATGTAAACTATGGTGAAACGCCCATCTCTAAGGATATGCGTTTCTTAAACTTTTTCTCCAGCAAGATGAGTGCTGCCGAAGAAGAAAAGATGATGCACTATCTCTGGATGATTGGTAAGCGATACAATCGGACATATGAAGATTGGTACACCACTGGTTATCCTGTAAACCCGCCATCAAAATATTCCTTGGGTGGAACGCCTTTGAATGATGCGATTATTGTTCTGATGGATTTTCTGCCGAAATACAAGAAAGCCTCTGGTGTTCAGAAAATCAACACGATTTTCTTGACTGATGGTGCCAGTAATAGTTTGCCGGGTGTCAAGGATAACAATGCTTACGGTGATTTCTACCAAGGTTTCCGTAGAGAAAATCTTTTGATTGACCCTGTTACCAACAAGCGGTATGAGTTTGGTGATTATAACAATGATGTCACTGATACTCTTCTCAAGGCTCTTAAAGGTCGGGTGCCGGGTATGAATGTGGTTGGGTTCTTCCTTGCCGGTTCTGGTCGAAATGGGAATATCAAACGTAACACTTGGAGTTATATTTTGATGGGTGGCACTACTAAAGTTGATGCTGCCATGGTCGAGATGCGTAAAAACAAGGTTGTGGTGCTGGAGTCCAAGGGTTATGACCAGTATTACATTCTGCCCGGCGGTGCGGCTCTTGCCGTCGAGAATGATGGTTTGGATGACAAGTTGGTAGGTGCTTCCAAGGGTAAACTCAAGACTGCCTTTGCGAAGTCCAACAAGGGACGCATCCAGAGTCGAGTGCTTCTCAACAAGTTTGTCGCATTGGTTGCATAAAAAAACTTTGAAAAAAGTGAAAATAACTGTTGACAAACTTCCTTCAACATGCGATAATAAGATAATGATGATGAAAACAGCAAACGAGGTTGCTATGACTGTGAAACTAACTCCCCGCAAAAAGTTGTTTGTGGAAACTGCTGCTGAGATGTTTGGTAATGGTGCCATCATCTCAAAGGCAATGTCGAAGAATGCCGCTGAGAAGGCGGGTGTTCCGTCTCCTACTTGGTTTCGTAAAACTTGTAAGGTTGGTTACAACCAGTTCAAGTTGCCTGAACTCGACGTTCCTGCCTTTGTTGCTGATGCGGTTGCCGCTGTCGAGGCTCCTGCCGTTGATACGGTCATGAACCTTGTTGCTTCCAATATGGAGAAACAGAACTTGGTTCCTGCTTCGTTTGAGGGCTTCGTTCCTTGGGGTAACTATTCCAATCTCAAGAAGATTGTGAAGTCCGGCATGTTCTATCCTGTCTTCATTACCGGCCTGTCTGGTAACGGTAAGACTCTGATGGTCGAGCAGTTACACGCTGAACTTGGTAAAGAGTTGATCCGACTCAACATCACGATTGAGACTGATGAAGATGATCTGCTCGGCGGTTTCCGTTTGGTAAACGGTGAAACCAAGTTTGTTCCCGGCCCTGTTATCGAAGCGATGGAGCGTGGTTGCACTCTGTTGCTTGATGAGTGTGACTTGGGTTCTAACAAGTTGATGGCACTCCAGCCTGTTCTTGAGGGCAAGGGTGTATTCCTCAAGAAAGTCAACAAGTGGGTAACTCCTAAAGATGGGTTCAACGTGATTGCCACTGCCAACACCAAGGGCAAGGGTTCTGAAGATGGACGGTTCATTGGAACCAACATCCTCAACGAAGCGTTCCTTGAGCGGTTCGCCATCACTGTCGAGCAGCCTTATCCTACTGCGGCGACTGAGAAGAAGATCGTCATGGGGTCCATGAAGAAATACGGTGAAGTGGATGAAGAGTTTGCCACCAATCTCGTAACGTGGGCTGAAGTCATTCGTAAGACTTTCTATGATGGTGGCGTTGATGAGATTATCTCGACTCGTCGTCTGGATCACATCGTCAAGGCATTCACTATCTTCAAAGACAAGATGACTGCCATTGAGATGTGTGTCGCTCGGTTTGATGAAGATACCAAAGAGTCCTTCATAGACCTCTACACCAAGGTTGATGCTGGTGTAATGACCAGCGAAGACACTGAAGAAAAAGTTATATATAGGGTTGAAAACGAGTTTTAAAACCCTATATATAAGAGACACAAGGCAATTCGTAAGTCCTTGGAAGGGAGTTTCGGTTGGTTCTCCGTAAAAACCAACCACTTTAACGTATCGCCTTATTGGGATACACAACACAATCTTGCTTAGTAAAGGAGATAAACAATGGTTACAAGCAAAGCACTAAGTCTATTTGACAACTTCAATCAACTTACACCCTATGCGGTTGGATATGATCGGGTCTTCGATCAGCTCCAGAAGTACGTTCAAAATAATGTACAGAGCTCAGGGTTTCCACCTTACAACATCCAAAAAGGGGGTGACTATAACTATACAATTGAAATCGCACTTGCTGGTTTTAGTAAGGACGATATTGAGGTGGAAGTAGCCGAGAATACTCTATCGGTTCGATCAGACAAAAAGGCAGAGCCTGAAGATGAGTTCACATACCATCGTGGTATTTCTTATCGCCGGTTTGATCGTAAATTTACACTGGCTGACGATATCGTTGTCACTGGTGCAAATCTGGAAAATGGATTGCTTCGTATTGATCTGGAGCGAGTAATTCCAGAGGAAAAGAAGCCTCGACTTATTGAGGTGAAATAATTGGGAAAGGGGGATTGACAAAATCCCCCTCTTCCTTTAAAATGAATATATTATTGAGGAGTCGATATGGTAAGTAAACTAGTTCAAAAAGATGTGAATATTGCTGATTATGGTATTGATGCCATGACTGATGAAGGTCGAGTGCAATTAGTTCCAAATAAAAAAGGCGTCTTCTCTGTCGATAACTACAACAAAATGATTGATCCAAAAAGTGAGGAATATCAAATGGCCGAAGAAGACCAAGCAGAAATTACAAAAGATTATGAAATTTTTTATTCAGATGATGGAGTAAAAAAGGTACGAACCGCAGGCGGTAACGTATATCCAGAGGGAACACCCGAATATACAGAGGTAACTGGCGAAGCAGCACAGAATGGTGGATTGCAAATTGCAATGCGTCCAATCATGGCTCTTAATATTATGCGTGTTGAGTTTCCAATTGAAATTATTGATGAACTCAATGAACACATTGATGAAGAAATTATCTCTAAGAGCGATAGTTTCGCTCCAGGCCTAGTTGGTCAATTAAAAAATGATGAGAAATCTGCACAGTTAGATTTTCCGTTTGATAATGAAGTAGGTAAACAAGTAGAAACTGTATTCAATCAGATTGGTACAACATATCTTCAACACTTGGGCAGAGATGCAAAGGCTGAAGTAACACAGTGTTGGACTAACCACGCATATGCTGGTGACTACAATCCGTTCCATGATCACGGTGTAAAGACTGTGGCTGGATTGTCTGGGTTTCTTTGGTTGAAAGTTCCACAATGCATTCAAGATACACCTGATGTACCTCGTATCAATAATGCCTCCGGCGGTGTTGATGGTTGGACTCATTTGTGTTGGGGTACTAACACAATGCGTGATCTTATGCAGTTGCGTCCTCAAACAGAGGATTATGTAAAACCTATGGAAGGCGTGATGTTAGTATTTCCACAGTGGTTGAAACATCAAGTGATGCCTTTCTTTGGTGAAGGTGAGCGGCGTTCCATTGCTATGAACTGGAATGTTCATGACAGTGATGATGAGCGTAAGAAATATATGTCAGATCGTGAGGCAAGCTTATATGATGAGCAAAAAGCAAAAGAATCCTAGTTACAAATACGGTGAGGATAAAATCCTCACCGAATTGAAGGAATACATCGACTCCACCTATGATGAACACTATAGTAAGAACAAGTTTCAAGCTACAGAGTTCATCATAGACGGTGGTCATGGTGAAGGTTTCTGTATCGGTAACATAATGAAGTATGCACAGCGGTATGGAAAAAAAGATGGTAAGAACCGAAGGGACTTGCTAAAAGTGATACACTATGGTATCATTGCATTACACGTTAACGAAATGGAGAATTTAGATAATGAAACTAAGTGATACGACTATCTCGGTGTTGAAAAATTATTCCACTATTAATCAGAATTTGATGATTAAAGTTGGGTCTAACCTTTCAACTATGAGTGCTATGAAGAATATTGTTGCAAGTGCAGATGTTCAAGAGACGTTTGAGAAAGATGTTGCCATCTATGATTTGAACGAATTTCTCGCAACTTTATCTTTGTTTAACAATCCAGACTTAGACTTTCAAGATGATTATGTTGTCTTGAGTGAAGAAGGTTCTGGAAGAAAAGCACGGTATTGGTATTCTGATCCATCTGTGGTTACAACTCTAACAAAAGAAATCACAATGCCTGATCCAGACATTACCTTCTCTTTGTCCAGTGAAGAATTATCAGATGTTACTAAAGCTGCCGCAGTTATCGGTGCGCCTGATATGTGTCTTGACTCTAGTGGTCTTAAAGTCACTGACAAAAAGAATGATACTGCCAATGATTACTCTTTGCCTATTGTGCAGAAAGGATCGGAAGTCGTTGATTATAAGTTCTGGTTCAAAGTTGAGAATTTAAAAATTCTGCCGGGAACTTATGATGTGAGTGTATCATCAAAAAACATCAGCAACTTCAAAAATTCTAATGTAGACATTGAATACTTTATCGCCCTTGAACCAGAATCTAATTACGGTTGATAGGGGATTATATATTATGGAAGAATTTTTGTGGGTGGAGAAATACCGTCCAGCTGATGTTCAATCGTGCATTTTACCAAACCAATTAAAATCAACCTTATCAGAATTTGTGTCGTCTGGTGATATTCCAAATGTCACATTTTCTGGTAAGCCAGGTTGCGGGAAGACTACTGCTGCAAAAGCAATGCTTGATGAGTTGGGTCTAACCTATATGATGATCAACGGTTCTGAAGAGTCTGGTATTGATGTTCTCAGAACCAAGATCAAAAACTTTGCTTCCACTGTGTCATTACATGGTGGTCGCAAATATCTGATTTTGGATGAGGCAGATTATCTCAATCCTCAATCAACGCAGCCTGCATTGCGTGGGTTCATCGAAGAGTTTAGTGCAAACTGTGGATTTATTCTCACATGCAATTATGTGAATAGAATTATCCCAGCACTTATCTCACGGTGTCCAACTTATGACTTTGCAATCCCAAAAGATGAAGAGAAAACACTACAAGGTGAATTCTTTTTGAGGGCACTAAATATTCTTAAACAAGAAAATGTTGAATGTGAAAAAAGAGCTGTAGTTTCTCTTGTACAAAAACATTTTCCTGATTGGCGTAGAGTTCTAAACGAACTGCAAAGATACTCTGTGTCGGGTAAGATAGATGCTGGTGTTCTTGTAAACATCTCAACCAATAACATGAATCAATTGATTGGATTTATGAAAAACAAGGAGTTTACAAATGTTCGTGAATGGGTTGTTCAAAATCTTGACAACGATCCTACTCGTTTGTTCCGTTCTCTTTACGACACTATGTACGATTATATGGATGGCTCTAGTCTTCCCCACGTTGTTGTTATACTCGGCGAGTATCAGTATAAGGCGGCATTTGTTGCTGATCAAGAAATCAACACTCTCGCTTGTTTGACAGAGATTATGGCTCGAGGTAAGTTTAAATGAGTGTATATGTTATGGATAATGTGTTGACTCCAGAGTGGGCCCGGTCGATAGAAAATATTGTTATGAGTGGTAGTTATAAATGGGGTGGCAAAAGTCTCTCCATGTCCACTAATTATTATCCCTTAGAATTACCAAAAGGATTAAAGTGGGGAGATTGGGAACCGAAATCAGGTCCTAATTATCATTGGATTAAGAAGTTTGGACATAATGAAAAAGATTTGATCAAGTCAGGCAATGAATGGTGTGTTCAATTGTGGGAGCAATTATTTGTTAACTGCAAATTGAAAGAACATTTCAATATTGAAGAGATGATAGATTGTTACATTAATGTTCACACGCATGGTCAAGCTCCACATCTTCATCCTGATAATGGTAACTTTACCTTACTATATTATCCACAATTAAACTGGGACTATAAAAACTGGGGTGGTGGTACAACTATTTGGGAACCAGATATCGACGGTGTTGAGAATATAGAAAAACTTGAAATTTTAAATCACGTTTCATATAAGGGAAATCGGTTGGTCATGTTTGATGGATGGCACTGGCATAGACCCGAGCCTGTTGCAAGAGTTTGCAAAGAGGCAAGATATGTTGTTGTCTATAAAACTGGTAAGGATGGTGGGAACAGTAAAAGGTTAGATTACCATGACAATTGATGTTTACGATAATGTTTTCTCAGATGTTGATTCTCAACTTATTGATACCATAATGTCAGACAAAGAGTTTATGTGGCAGTTTTATCATACATCAGAAAAATCTGAACCTATATATCACTGGCATCGTTTAGCTGGACATACAAAAGATGAAATAGAAAAAAATGGTTTTGAGTGGTTGTTACCATTTTGGGATCATATTGTGAATAAATATGAAATCAACAAAAAATATGGTGTCGAAAAATTTCGTAGGATTTATTTCAACGCTCACACTTACGGGATAGAACCAAGGCCGCATATTGACGATGGTGATTTTACAATGATGTATTATCCATTATTATCTTGGCGCAAGGATTGGGGCGGTGGCACTACTATTTGGAATGAAGATACCAGTGATGTAGAAAAACATGTTGCATACACAGGGAACAGATTAATTGTTTTCCCTGCCAAAAGATTACATCAAGCTCAACCCGTTCACATAGATTGTTATAAGTTGAGAAGTGTTATCGTATTTAAGTGTTGGAAGGATGATCCAAGTGATGAAAGACTTGACTTCTACAAAAATTAAATTTCTCCAAGAGGCTGGAACTGAAAGTATGCCTCACAAGAATCAAAGTTTATTCGAGCATCTTGTCGGTGTTAGGGATAAATTAAAAAACATGGGCGCACCTGATCATGTTCAAGATGCTGGGCTTTTCCATTCTATCTATGGAACAGATTCTTATAAAAACCAAACAACTAATGACAGGCGAAAGGTCAAAGATTTAATCGGTGAAAGAGCAGAACTTTTAGTTTACATGTTCTGCACTATGCCAAGACCTAGAGCTCAATCTTTTGGTGAAATCGTTGATTCATGTTTACGGAAAGAATTAATGATGATGCATCACGCCAATGAAGAGGATATGAGAGATACGGTTGATAGAGAAATGACTATGGAAGAAGCTTATGGCGGTATAGGTTTTGATAGTGGTAGAGCTTGATACATGTATGAATTAAAAGATTATCTAAACGCAATCAACCAAACAAAAGAACCTTTGATGGACAGTGAGGATGAAACGTGGGAAAAGAAATATCCACCTTTCGTTGTCAACAAATGCCTCATGCCATTTCAAGATACCATATTATTTGTCAATGAGATTAACCAACTACCACATATAGACAAGAAACTACAATTTGACTTTTTTCTAAATAGTCTACGACCAAGAAAAAGATTTAGTCCTTGGGCGAAGGCGAAGAAATTAGATGATCTAGAGTATGTGAAAGAGTATTATGGCTACAACAATGAAAAAGCAAAGGTTGCTCTTGATATACTTGATGATGAACAAATTTCTGCCATAAAACGAAGAACAAGAAAAGGCGGAAAAAATGGAACAAGTTAGTTGGACACAAAATGATATGTTGGAGATTAGTCTGAAAGAACCAGACGATTTTCTAAAGGTCAGAGAAACACTTTCTCGTATTGGAGTTGCTTCAAGAAAAGAAAAAAAATTATATCAGTCTTGTCATATTTTACATAAGCAAGGTAAGTATTATATTGTTCATTTCAAAGAACTGTTTGCATTGGACGGTAAGGATACGAACTTATCAAAAAATGATATCGCAAGAAGAAATACGATTGTTAATCTTTTGGATGATTGGGGATTGGTTGAGGTTTTGGGTACGGCCGAACCAGCCGCTCCTCTAAGTCAAATTAAAGTTATATCATATAAAGAAAAGTCTGATTGGACCCTTGAGACAAAATACAACATTGGTAAAAAACGGGACTAATATCTTGGAAAACTTTAAGTCTTTCATAACAGAACAAAACAGCGATAGCTATCGTGTTGTGGTGGTATCCAATGAGCTTGGAGAAAAGGCAATCACTGCAAAAAGGATGCAAGAAGAAGCAGATAAATTAAAGTATCCAAACTATGTGGTTCCTATGGATGGAACTTATACTGTATTTAATGACGGTGTTAGAACTATACATAAACAAGATGATGATAAAGGGTTTGAGATACACACGAATGATACAGTTGTATTTGTGCGTGGCACCCCAGAAAGAGACAGTCATTTAGATTTAATAACTCAACTTCAACGAGCTGGATATTGTGTTATTAATAGTAGAGAGTGTTTAGAGGTTGCAACTGACAAATACAGATCATATCTTAGACTGAAAGATTTTGGTCTTACTCAACCAAAAACTGTTCTTGTTCCTAATGAAGAAACTATAGAAAAATCATTTGAGGAGCTTGATACTAAATTTCCTATAGTGTTAAAAACTCTTAGAGGCTCTAAAGGTGTTGGTGTGTTGTTTGTCGAATCAGAGAGGTCACTAAACTCTTTGGTTCAACTTTTGTTCAAACAAGATAGTAAAACAGATATTTTGATTCAAGAGTACATCAAAACAGATTTTGATGTTAGGGTCTTAGTTCTTGGTGGTAAAGTTATTGCGACCATGAAAAGAAAAGTCGTTGAAGGTGACTTTAGAA